TTTTATGCAACAGGAACAGTAACTAATGCCTAGCACCAGCACTGAACGGGTTCGCCTGCACCTCGCCCGTAAGCGGCGCCTAGAATTGGAGCTATTGCCAACGCCTGAGCCGTTGCCTGAAGTACCTGTTGGCGACGAGGGCATAGCGGTGGCTGCATGGGCCAATGGCTTGTATGTGCCAAGCGGGCTGTTGGCGAATACCCGCTTTGTGTTGCCTAGCTGGCAGACCGACTTTATCACCTCCGCCATGGCGCCGGGCATCCGCGAGGCCGGGTTATCGGTGGCGCGTAAGAATGGTAAGAGCGGTTTAATTGCGCTCTTACTGTTGGCGCATCTGTCGGGGCCGCTCCGCAAGCAGGGTTGGCGGGCGCTTGTATGCTCGATGACCGGGCGGCTTGCCTTTGAGTTGTGGCAAGCTATGCAAGCGATAGCCAGCACGAATGCGCTTGAGGGACTGAACTTTAAGCGGACACCACAGCCGGGCGTTGTGCTGGGCTTGGACAATACCCGCGTGGACTTCCTTGCCGCAGACCGCGCCACCGGTCACGCCGTGGGCGCCGATATTGCGGTGATAGACGAGGCGGGTCTACTGACAGAGCGGGAGCGCCCGCTTTGGAATGCGCTACTTAGTTCTGTGTCCGGGCGTGATGGCAAGTTAATCTGCATCAGTATCCGCGGCGACGCGCCAATGTTTAACGAGATGGCGGCGCGGGCAAAGAGCCGCGCCGTACATTGGATAGAATATGCCGCCAACCCGCGGGCGCCGCTTGACGCGGAGGGCGCTTGGCACAACGCCAATCCGGGCTTGGCAACAGGCATAAAATCGCTTGCCTATATGCGTGATATGGCGGAGCGGGCGCTTGCCAACCCGAACGACCAGGCCGCCTTTGCGGCTTACGACCTGAACTTGCCGCAAGTACCCAGCAGGGAGTTAATCCTATCGGTTGCCGATTGGCAAGCGCTGGTTGTGCCAAAGTTGCCGCCGCGCGAAGGGACTTGTTGCCTTGGCGTGGACTTAGGCGGCTCCACCTCGATGTCCGCCGCCGTTGCCTACTGGCCGGATAGCGGGCGGCTTGAGGTGCGCGGCGCCTTCCCAGCCATACCTTCGCTGCAAGCCCGCGGCGACGCGGATGGCGTAGGCGGCTTGTATGAACGAATGCGCCAACGCGGCGAATTGACGCTCTATCCGGGGCGGGTAACGAACTTGCCAATGTTCTTTGATGATTTATCAAGCTGGCTAGCCGGTGAGGATGTGCGGATGGCTTGCGATAGGTACAGGCAATCGGAGGCAATCGAGGCATTAAGCCGTACAGGCATCCTCTGGCCGGTGCAATGGCGCGGGCTAGGGCATTCACATACTGCGGATGGCTCCGCGGATGTGCGCGCCTTCCAGCGCCTTTGCCTATCCAAGTCCGTTAAGACGCTCCGCAATCTAATGATGGAGTCCGCCATAAAATCTAGTTCGCTTGTCCGTGACGCAAGCGGTAATCCAAAGCTAGACAAGCGTCACCATAAAGGGCGCATCGATGCGCTCCAGGCTGCCGTCTTAGCACTGGGTATGGGTGCCCGTACTCAAGCTAGCCTTGACCTTGTCTATCACGGGTTAATCTAATGCCTGCAAAAACCAATACTGAAGCACCCGAAGGTAATCGCAAGCCAATGGGCTGCTTAGAGCTGCTGGTCACGGCGTGGCTCTATGTAGCCTTCCGCTTGACGGCGCCCTTCAGGCGCAAGGAGCGCAATGATGATCGTGACTGATACAAGGCAACTGGGTCAATTCGCGCAGGACGCGGCCGACTTCCTGCAGCAGTTTATCCGCGAAATCGAGCGCCAACTCCGCATTGTGGCCGCTACTATCCTCCGCCAACTTCAGGCACAAACGCCGGTGCGAACAGGCAATGCCCGCCGTAGCTGGGTTGTAATCCAACAAGGGCTGGGTATTGATATTCGCGGTGCTTACTATGTGGAATATCTTAACAAGGGTATATCCACCGCACCGCGCGGCTTTATAGAACAGGCGATAGAACGTGGGTTCAGGGCCTTTGAGCGCAATACGCGGGTAAGGCGCATCTAATGGCAAAGAGCCACCGCAAGCTCGGCTGGCGCGCCCTAGCTCGGTTGGCGGAGGAGGCGCGCCAGCGTGACAATTATCGCTGCAAGCGTTGCCGTAGCCGCCGCAACCTCGAGGCGCACCATATTGTGCCGCTTGCCAAAGGCGGTAAGCACGAACTTGCCAACATACAGACCTTGTGCCGCAGTTGCCACATAGCCTTGCACGGGGGGCCGATGTATAAAGAGCGCAAAGCCTGGGAGGATTACTCCGGTGCCTTATAACCGATTGGCACAACTGGGCGGCGACCGCGTAATTGAGGTGCGGACACGCGAGGCGCTGCTAGAGCGCGCCAACTCTGTCGCTCCCGCCAATGTCCGCGAAGGGTATTTATTCATAGGCAACCAGCCTTGGATGCTCAAGGATAACTTTTGGCTTATTGGCGATGTGTCGCGTCGAGTGCAGGGTACTTACAATGCGGATAACTTAGTTGTATCCTCACAGGATACAGACTTTGGCGGCATCGAGTTCTTTGGCTTTGGAGTGACAGAACCATTGTCAGGTGAGGATATATGGGGTTTTATACAGAAGTCGACTGTGAGGCGGTTGCAAGGCGGTTATCAGGTGCTGCAAGTCCGCGTATCCGATAACTGGGCGACTGTGCTTGGACCCGCGGGCATTACCGTATTAGGTGTACCCGCCTTGACTGTCTACTGGGCGCCGGTCGACGAACAGACCTATACACAAGCCACAGCCTTTGACGCGGAGGGCTCTTATACCCTCACAACGCCAGTACCGGGCCTCTCCCTCTTTTATGAACTTGTCGAGGAGCCCGCCTTTGTTGTGGCTGGCTCTAACTTTGATACAGTCCAATATGCCCGCATCCAATGCGCCCGTGATGAGCGCATTGCCAACTTTCAGAACTGTACCTTAGACGACGGTACGCGTTATCTGATACAATCAATTAGACCGCTGGGCTTTAAGAGTTATGAATTAGCCCTTACAACAGAGGTGACAGAATGAATGCACAGATGATTAAATGGGTGGAGGCGCGCCAGCAGGAATACCCGACAGAAGGCGACGCCGATACTATGGCACAAGTCAAGCGAATGCGGGAGGCGGACAAAGCCCTGCTGCAAGCGCTAAAAGAACCCGCCAAGCCCGCGCCAAAGGAACTCACAGGGCGGATAGAACTCCGCAATTACCTAACCGCCTACTCCAATGGCAACCGCCTTCGCGGCGCAGAGGCGGAGCTTAACAAGGAACTGTCGCTGTCTGATGATACTCAGGTGCCCTGGGAGGCGCTCTTACCCTTGGAGGAGCGGACGGACGCGGCAACGAATATCACACAGAATACCTTTGCAAAGAACCAGCAGGCGATATTGCCGCGCATCTTTGAGCAGACCGATGCCAACTGGCTTGGCATATCTATGCCCTCTGTCCGCTCCGGTACGCTTGTGTACCCGGTGATGACGGCTGGCACAAGCGCCTCCGCCAAGTCCGCCAATGCTAGCGTAGACGCCATTGCGGCAACCTTCAGCGCGGTCACGATTAACCCGACGCGCATTGCCGCCCGCTATCTGTTTAACCTTGAGGGAGTAGCCGAACTTGGCTCAGTCTTAGAGCCAACCCTGCGCCGTGACTTGCGCCTTGCAATGGGGGACCAGCTTGACGAACAGATTATAAACGGCTCAGGCACGGCGCCGAATGTGAGCGGCATCCTGCACGCTTTGACGAATGCCGCAACGCCAAGCGAAGTTGCCACCTGGGCTACTTACAGGAACTTGCCGATAGACGCTATTGACGGCAAAATGGCGCGGTCTGAAAGCGGCATCCGCTTTCTGCTGGGTAATGCCACCTATAAGCACGCCCGTAAGACCTATGCGGAGGCAAGCGAGACAACGCCTGAAAACATCGATGCGATTGAGGCAATGCGCGCACTGGGAAGTCGCATCCGCGCCTCCGCCAAGTTGCCTGCGGCCTCCTCCAATGTGCAGCAGGCGGTACAGGTGCTTGAGCCAAGCGCGGCGGTGGCGCCGGTATGGCAAGGCTTGACAATCATTCGTGACCCGTACACACATTCAAGTTCCGCACAAGTGGCGATGACGGCGCATATGCTCTTTGGTTTCGCCTTTAAGCGCAAAGACGGGTGGAAGGAACTGCGCTTTAAGTTGGCATAATGCTTATCACAAGGCAAGCGGAGTTCAGAGCAGAGGCGGATGGATTGTCCGGTACAATCCTCCGCTATGGTGACGAGGCGACAATCGGGCGGGTGCGCGAACGCTTTGAGCCAGGCTCAATTCGCTTTGAGGATGTAATCCTGAACATAATGCACGATAGGAAGCAGCCCGTTGCAAGGACGGGCACGCCCTATCTAACGCTCCAGGATGGCGCAGAACGGCTAGAAATGTCCGCGAGGTATCCTGATACCATTTATGGGCGCAGGGCGCAGGAGCTTGTAGACGCGGGCATCCTCCGCGGCTTATCGGTGGAGTTCATACCGGTACAGGAGCGAATGCAAGGCGGAGTGCGGGTAATATCGCAAGCCGCCCTGCACGGCGTCGGGCTAGTCGACCGCCCAGCGTACCCGCAAAGCACATTAAACAGGGACCTGGTTGTGCCATTGCAATACCGCGCCACCAGTGGACTGTTCGCGGAGCTATTGTTTAATGCGCCCTTCATCGTGTCGCTGGCTCAGAGGCGCAAGCTAGAAGTAGCCGGGTTACTTGAGTTGGCGGAGGACATATTCCTCTTAGACGGGTATGATTACAACAGGGCCCTGGCAAGCTCTGCTGCAGGAAGTATGCACGTCGAGCGCACCGCCCGCGGGTTGCAATTCTTTGCGCCCACCCGCGCGCTACGCGCCGCTCCGCTTTGGACTGAAGTCCGCAAGAGGTTAAGGGCCAACCTGATAAATGGCATAACGCCAGGCATTATGCGCCTTGATAGTGAGGAATATGTTGATGATGATGGCTTTACAGTCGAGCGCATTACCCGCGGCGCCGTCTGTGAGCTAAACCTAGTGGCAAGGCGCGGTGCTGGCTTTGTAAGCACCGGGCGGCGGAGGATGGCGCCATGGCAATTCTAACAGTCCAACAGGTAATGCTTGCCGCCCGCATCATTGCGGATAGCTCCAATATCCCAGCAGAACTTCAAGCCGTTGCCGATACTTTGTATCCGGGCTGTGTCGACCTGATTAACGCCTTTGCACCCGAGGCGCCCGACGCCGTTAAGAATATCGCCATGGAGCGCCTCTTTGGCTGGATGTGGACAACAGATCCGCTCAGGCGGAGTACGGCGGATCCACTGCGGATGTCGGGCGCTCTGTCGGTCTTATCGCCTTACCGCGCCCGCGGTGCGGTGATTATAGGCGCCACAAGCGCCTCTGCGCCAAGTTCAGGCGGTACAAGCCCACCAGCACCTGGCACAACTGTAATCGCCAATCCGGGCGGTACAGGGCTTACAGACCTCACAACGATACAGATTGGCGATACCGCTTATCAGTTGGCGGTGCCCGCCTCTAATGGTTTATCGCCATTAGGTGGCGCGCGAGGGCACCACCTAGCCACCAGTGATAACCTTGGCACAATTCCACACAGCCCGACAGAGGAGTTCGAATTAACTTGGACTGTTACCCAGCAGGGTATAGACGACGGCATTGTGATTAGTAACCCGACAAGGCGCTTGCAGATGCCGTACCGCACCGCGCCAGCGAACTTAGCCCTAATCGGCTGGTGGGTGGTGGCGCACATAGAAGGGAATGAAGTAGCGGATGTATTCCTTCCCTTTGGCGAGCGAGGGAGCCACCTATTCAGTCTGAATGCCAATGTGGGTATAAATGTGCATATTGGCTCAGAGGCGCATTTAAGTATCCGCGGCAATAATGATGCAGTACCAGTCAATACTAACTTAAACATTTATGAGGCGGTTGTGCGCGGGGTGCGCGGCGACACGGGCCCTATAGGCCCCCGCGGCTTGCAAGGCGCGCGAGGCGCGCAGGGCATTCAAGGGCCGCAAGGCCCGCGCGGTGCGGACGGCGCGCCAGGTGCGGATGGCGCGCCCGGGTCGGGCGGTACAGTGGTTGCCGCCAACCCTTCAGGCATATCTATAGCCCAGCCGAACCTTAAACAGGTAACGATTGATGGAGTGCCTTATAATGTGCTGCAATCACTGAACTTTAACAGTACCCGTAGCCCTAGCCAAACTTATGAAGAGCTTGGCTCAATCGTCTACCGCGGCGGCAACACAGATGGCACAACTGAGCGCTTGAATGTATCGCAGGTATCCGCCAACCCGGGCGGTACAGGCAATGAAGAGCTAACAAGCATAAACATAAACGGGGTGCGCTTTGATATACCAGCAGGCTCAGGCGGAGGCACAACCGTCGTCGCCAACCCGACTGGCGCTACTAGCGACACACTGAATAAGCTCACAGTTGGCGACACGATTTATAATGTTACAGAGGTGGAGGCGAACCCGTCTGCTGCAGGCGCGGTCGACCTCACAAAGGTTGCCATAGATAGCACTGTGTACAATATCGGCTCAGGCGGAGGCGGAGGAGGCGGAGGAACGAGCGTAACCGCCAATCCGGGCGGCGTCACTAGCGACACGCCTTATCTTGGCAACCTCCAAGTAGGCGACACGCTTTATCAGTTGCCTGCGCGCAATGCGGATGGGCATCACCAGGCATCCGCTAGCATCCCTAACATAAGTATCAGTTACGGGCAGACCTTTGATTATTCGTGGACGCTATCCACTTCAGGCGTGATTGTTGTGACTAAGCCCTCCGCAAAGCGCTTAAAATGGGTGGAGAATAGACCTCTTTCTGCGGTACAGGTAATCGGGTTATGGTTCAGAATGGCACAGGCAGGCGGCACCGGTTTTATCACAGAGACATTTATCCCATACGGTTTTACCAGCGTAGGCACCACCCAGAACCCGATCTTTGATTATCGCATTCGCAATCGAGGTGGAGGGACTAGCGAAGGCATAATGATTAGGTTCTTTTGGAATGGGGAGTTTGAACTTGTGGGTTATGGCGGTTTTATTGGAGCGAATCCTGCGCTTACCTTACACGTACACGCGGCGGTGATTGGATGATAAACAGACTATTAGGCAAGCGGACTGAAGACCGCTCAAGTTACACAGATTTAATCACACAAGCCATTCTGCTGCAGGCTACGGCGGAGGAGGCATTAAGCGGCGCCTTGGAGATAGCTGCTGGTTATGTGAGCAGAGCCTTTGCCTCCGCTACGCCACACGGGCGTGACGCTTACCTCTTTGATGCGGTTGTGCTATCGGAGATAGGGCGCGAATTGATAGAGCTGGGAGAGACCGCTTGGCGCATTGGCGACGGCGAACTGGTACAGCTTGCGGGTTATCAGATATTGGACACAGGCGTTTATCAGGCAAGCGGCCAGCCCATACCGCAAAGCTCTGTTCTGCACATCCGATACAACACAGATATTCATACAATGCGCGGCATCAGTCCGCTTAATCGGGCGGGCGGCTTGAATACGCTCCTTACCCGGATAGAGCAGGCAATGGGTTATGAGGCTGGCTCGACTGTTGGCTACTTAGTGAGTATTCCAAGCGGCGGACAAGCGGCCGCCACCGCACAACTCAAAGCCGATATTGCGCGGATGAAGGGCGAAATTGCGCTAGTAGAAACGACCAGCGGGGGGTGGGATGCCGGGCGCGGCAATGCGCCCAGGCGTGATTACTTGCCGCAAAGGCTTGGCGCAGATATTCCTGAAACCTCTGTACAGATTTATCAATATGCGGTACAACTGGCGCTGGTCGCTTGCGGTGTGCCACCCGAACTCGCTGACAGCCGAACGGATGGCACCGGGCAACGCGAGTCGTGGAGGCGGTTCTTATTCGGTACACTTGTACCCTTGTCCAAGTTAGTAACCGCCTTTGCGGCTCGGCGCGGGCTTGAGGTTACCCTCGACTTTGAGGACTTAATGGCAAGCGATATAGCCGGGCGCGCCCGCGCCTTTGGCTCCCTTGTACAAGGGGGTATGGATATTGAGGAAGCCGCCATACTAACAGGTCTGGTAACTGTGGAGGAATAACCATGGGTCCTGAGCAGATAGACGCCATTTATCAGGCGCTTGCAGACGACTTGATTGAGCAGATAGGCATTGTTGTACCCGCCATTGGCGCCGCCATTGTGAGCGGGTTCGCGGCGATCGCTTATGGCTTTAAGAAGTTCTTTGAGGTACGCACCGCCAAGGCTTTGGCGGATATTGATGTGGATAAGGCGCAGATTGCACAGTTGCAGGAGCTTATCGCAATGAATAACGATACGCTCCAGAACCAGCAATCGGTTATCGCCGACTTACAAAGGCGTCTTAGCGAATGCGAACGGCTGTGGCGCTTGCAAGGAGCGGATGTGTGAGGCACGAGGCAAAGATACTCAAGCTACTCGACTTAATAGAACAGATAGAGCGGTTAGTCCAATCGCTGGCGGCAAGCGAACACCTTGAGGGTAAGCACCCGTTTTATGGTTCGCCAGTCGACCCTCTGCACGCGGGTGTTGTACCGCCCGGATGGGTTGTAACTATCGCGCATAACACGCCTTATGGCAACCTTGTGCCTGGTTATGAAGGGCAAAGGCACGTGGGCATAGACCTGAACCGGGCGGACAATGTGGACAGAGGGCGGCCGGTATTTGCGGTGGCGGCGGGCATCTGCACATATAGCGGATGGGCGCCGGTATGGGGGCATATTGTCTGCATCAAGCACGCGGACTTGGCGGTGAGCCGTTATGCTCACCTTGAGCGGCGGAGCGTAAGCCAAGGCGATAGTGTCAAGCGCGGCTATCAGATTGGCACAATCGGCCGCGGCGATGGGGACCGCT